AACGGCTATGACGGTTACAGCCACGTCGGAAATGAAGCCCGCACGGATGGCTATGTCAAGGAAATCATCGGGGGCGAGTTCGGCGAGATTATGCCCTCGGCTGTCGGCGGCGGTTCTACGACATACTTCTGCGACTATCATAACACCAACATACCTACGGCGGAAACGCTGAGGGGTGTCCTGTTCGGCGGTGGCGCGAATCTCGGTGCGTATGCGGGCTTCGCCTGTGCGCACTCGGCTTACGCCCCCTCGTCTCCGACTGCGTACTTCGGCTCTCGCCTTTGCTTCCACCCGTAACCCGACACGCCCCGCCCGCGTGTCCTCCCCCCTGTATAACTAACTAAATTCAGCAAGATATGGATACAACACAGCCAAACGCGACAGCCCCCGAAGATGATGGCTCGCTCGCATTTTTGAAGATTCCGCGTGATGAAAACTCGCGGAGTCTTCAAGGCGACGAGGTAAAGCAGTCGCGGATAGTGAATACCTCCTTTTGGGTGTTCGATTTTCTCGAAGATGTACCGACCCGCTTCTCCAAGGCCAAGGGGACAGCGGGACAGACGCTCGTTCAGATACGCCCCGAAAGGAACAGCCCCGAAGCGGAATCCCGCAAGTTCTTTACAGGCTCGCAGGAAATCCTGTATGTCCTCCGCGAGATAAAGAAGCTCGGAAAATTCCCGCGCAAGGTGACGCTCCGAGGCAACGGTAATCGCTATTGGTTCGAGTAACATAATACAACAGGTTGGTCGCTTCCGAGGTGTCCTGTTCAGCGGTAACGCGAATAACGGTGCGAATGCAGGCTTCGCCTATGCGAACTCGAATAACGCCCCCTCGAATACGAATGCGAACATCGGCTCTCGCCATTGATTTTCAAACAGGCTTAAACGCCTGTCAAAGATATAACGGAGCGACGACCTTGCCACTTGGCAAAAAATATCTCACTTCAACGGTGTTGGTAGAAACGCCCTTTGTATCGACTATCGAAGACCCCAAATTGAAAAGCAAAGCATGAAGCGTATAGGCAACTTATACGAAAAAATAATCTCGCTTGACAACCTCCGACGGGCTGAACTCAAGGCTCGTCGGGGGAAAGTCAGCTCTTACGGTGTCCGCGTCTTTGACCGCGACCCCGAAGGGAACTTGCTCGCGCTTCACGAGGCCTTACTGACAAAAACTTTCAAGACCTCGCCCTACGAAGTGTTCACGGTCTTTGAACCGAAAGAGAGGCTCATTTACAGGCTCCCCTACTATCCCGACCGCATAGTTCATCACGCCGTGATGAATATCCTCGAACCTATATGGGTGTCGGTGTTCCCGTACAATACCTACTCCTGTATCAAGCACCGAGGAATTGAGGCCGCAAGGAAGCGTGTGCGAAAGATACTCTCCGACCCCGTGAACGCCCGTTATTGCCTAAAAATCGACATCCGCAAGTTCTATCCGTCTATCCTCCACGAGGTTGCCAAGGCTATCTATCGGAAGAAGATTAAATGCCCCTCGACCCTGTGGCTGTTGGACGAGATAGTGGACAGCGTGAACGGTGCGCCCGACCCGCTGAACCCTGACGGCGTTTGTCAAGGCCGCTCAATCCCTATCGGCAACTATATCAGCCAGTACCTCGCCAACTTAATATTGTCCTATCTCTTGCACCGCATAAACAGCGAGTTCCCGCAAGTCAAAGGTGTTGTCTATGCTGACGACGGCTCGTTCTTTGCTGCCGAAAAGGCTATCCTCCACGAGTTGGAGAAATTCATCGACGCGGAACTTGGCAAATTGTACCTGTCCCTCAAAGGCAATTATCAAATCTTCCCCGTAGCCAAGAACCGCTATGACAAGCACGGGCGCGGGGTTGATTTCCTCGGCTATGTGTTTTACCTCGAACAGACGTGCATACGCAAGAGCATTAAACAGAACTTTTGCCGCCGCGTGGCAAGCCTGTATAAGCGTAAAACGCTCCTGTCGCCCGCCGACTTCAAGACCGCCGTGTGCAGTTGGCTCGGATGGGTGAAATACAGCGATTCAGAACATTTGTTAAAAACAATCATTAAACCTCCCTATTATGGTATTTTACGACCACAAGCCCTCAAAAATTGAGGCAGTCGGCGACGGCAGCTATCGCTATCGCTGGAACATCGAAGAAGAAGTTGAAACCCTCAATGCCGAGGGCGCGACACAGCCTGTTGAAACCCGTGTGCAGTGGAAGTGTGACGAGGTTATTGTACCCCGCCTCGACAGCAATGTAATCGTGGAGGCCGTTATCGCCTACGGGTGGAGCGCGTCCCGCGAACAGAAGCTCGTCAACGACTACAATTCGGCGCAGCTCGGCCTGTACGGGGCGAAGACCTCGGAAGCCGCCAAGGCAAAAATCGCGGCTTATACCGAGTTCCTCAACAGCCGCAACGCTCTGAAAGCACAGGTGGACGCAGACTGCGCCGAGCTTGGCATAGCCTAACAGCCCGCCCGACGGAACGGTTGCCGCTCAACAGGGCGGTAATCGCTCCGTTCATCGTTGAACGCGAATACAGCGCGAATGCCGTGCCAAAATCCTGTTTATGGTATAAACATACCAATCAATAATTGAAACGCGACAGACGCGAAATTCAGAAAAAATAACTATCACGATGAAAATATACGACGCAACCGACCAACTACTGCTCGACATCGACGTTGACGATACGAGCTACCGATACAGGGCTATCGGGGGCGATCATAACCTCGTCCTTAAATATTCCCTCGCGGAGCATATCGAGCTGCCCGTGGGGGCTTACGCTGTGTATGACGGCAAACGGTACGCGCTGAAACGCCCGCAGGACTTTAAGATGCAGCACTCCCGCCGTTTCGACTATACCGTTACCCTCGAATCGCCACAGGCCGACTCCAAGATTTGGAAGTTCCGCAACCCTGTTGACGGGCGGCTGAAATTCTCCCTCACGGCCAAGCCCCACGAGCATTTACAGATGTTCGTCGATAATATGAACCGCCGCGACACAGGCTGGACGGTGGGCGATTGTATAGAGGGAACGGAAAAGCTCATCAACTACGACCACGACTACTGCTGGGGTGCGCTCGGCAAAATGGCATCGGAGTTCAATACCGAATTCGAGATAGCCGATAAACGAGTGTCGCTCCGCAAGGTCGAGTACAACAAATCGAACCCGCTGCCACTGTCCTATGGTATGGGAAACGGCTTCAAATCGGGCGTAGGCCGCGCTAACAGCGGCGACAAGCCCCCGATTGAAATTCTTTATGTGCAGGGCGGCTCGGAAAACATAGACCCAAGCACATACGGGAGCCGCGAACTGAAATTGCCCGTCGGACAGACCATAGCCTTTGACGGCGAACACTTCGAGGACGAGGAGGGCTTTCAAGCCGCAGCCGCCCGCCATTATGTCGTGGACGACCTCGGCCTGTCTATACGCCGCTCCGACAAGCCTGTGTCAACCCTCGCGGAAGACAGCCTCGACGCGAGCGAGGTATATCCCAAGCGCGTAGGCAAGGTGTCAAAGGTCGTTACCGTGAACAAAGACGGCAACCTGTATGACTTCATCGACGAAACAATCCCCGCCGAGCTAAACTTTGAGGACTGCCTTATCGAGGGAGAAACCATGACCGTCATATTTCAGACGGGTATGCTCGCGGGGCGGGAGTTCGAGGTCAACTATTTCCATAACCCGAAAAAAGACAAGCTCGGTCGCCGCTTCGAGCTTGTGCCGCAGGAGATAGACGGAGAGACAATGCCAAACGAGGTGTTCAAGCCCACCGAAAAGGACACCTACGCGGTCTTTAAGTGCGCCCTGCCGCCCGCCTATATCCGCAACGATACAACGAAAACAGGCGCGTCGTGGGATATGTTCCGCGAGGCCGTGAAATACCTGTATGACAACGAGGAAGCCAAATACACGTTCACGGGGACGCTCGACGGCCTGTGGGCTAAAAAAGATTGGCTCAACATCGGCGGGCGGCTTATCCTCGGAGGCTTCGTCCTGTTCAGTTCAAAGGAGTTTTTGCCGCAGGGGGTGCTTGTGCGTATAACAGGCATCAAGGACTTCATCAACAACCCGCACAGCCCCACGATAGAGCTGTCGAATGAAACAAAGAGCGAGAGCTTCGGAACTGATATGGCGAAGCTCGAAGCCACCGAGGTTCACGTTGACGATAACTATCGGTCGGCGGTTCAGTTTACCAAGCGGCGGTTCCGCGACGCACGGGAAACGATAACAATGCTCGAATCCGCGCTGTTAGACAATTTCACTAACAGCATTAACCCCATAGCCGTGCAAACGATGTCTATGCTCGTCGGCGACGAGAGCCTCCAATTCCGTTTCGTTGACAACGAGGAGGACCCGCACACCGTCCCGCACAGCATAACCTACGACAACGCCACCCATCAGCTGACCGCCGACTCGGGGCTTATGCAGCACCTCACGCTCGGCATAGATAGCCTCAGTTCAAGCCACAAGGCCGAAGAATACCGTTTTTGGGTCGTGTCGGCCTATACCTCCGCAGGCCTCGTTGACACACCAAATACGGCCTATTACCTGTATATTAAGGCGAGCCGCGACTATAACGCCGCCGAGTTCTATCTGTCGGCCACACCCAAGAAAATGGAGGCCGACCCCAATGTCTATTATTTCCTCGCGGGCGTGTTGAACAAAGAGTATGACGGGGAGCGCAGCTTCGTTACCCTGTATGGATTTACCGAGATTCTCCCTGGCCGTGTAACCACCGACAGGGTCGTTTCGGGCGACGGGGACAGCTATTTCGACATGGTGGCCAACGCTATGAAGCTCGGCGACGCGCTCGACTTCAACAGCAACGGCGACCGCAAACTCCGTATCAAAGGAACTATCGTGCAAAGCCCGTCGGGCGATGAAAGCTACGTCAGCTGTTATCGCGGCGTTTATGATCCCGTCGCAACCTATTTCAACGGCGACGAGGTTACTTATACCGACAACGGCCTTACCTCCCTGTATCGCTTCATCAGCGACACCCCCAAGAGCGGCATAGCCCCCACGAACACGCTCTATTGGCAGATAATAGCCCGTGGCTCGAAAGGAGAGGACGGCAAAGACGGACAGGACGGTATCAGCCCGAACACAGCCTATAAAAGCACGGTATTTACCCGCGCCAACACCACACCCGCCACACCGACGGGCGGCAGCTATGCGAACCCTGTTCCGCAGGGTTGGTCTGACGGTATCCCTGCGGGCGAGGCTAAATTGTGGGCTTCGACCCGCATATTCTCGTCCGACGGCCTCGCCCCGCAACAGGCCGCGTGGAGTGCGCCTCGCCAAATGACCGACACAGCGGATTTCGACGTGGAGTATTCCTCACAGGAAGCCCCCACCGCCCCGACAGGCCACCCGAACACAAATGCCGCGTGGAGCAACACCGCCGACGAAACGACTATTTGGATGGCGACCTCACGCAAGAGCAACGGCGTGTGGGACGCTTGGCAAATATCCCGTATCAAAGGCGAGAACGGACAGGACGGTACCTCTATCAAGGTACACGGCACGTTCTTTGCCAAGTTTGCCACACGCGCCGATTATACCGCTGCTGTGAACGCGGGGCAGACGAGCCGAGGCCGCTATTATCTGATAGACCATGACGAGGAGCTTGACAAAGATTGCGTCGTCGTTTACACCTCGCTCCGTCACTTAGTCGGTGTGGGCTATCGCACGACCTATACCCCCGCCGAAATGGGCGACGCTTATGTTTACAACACAGACGGCCACCTGTACCTTGCCGACAGCGAGGGCTGGGTTGATGTCGGCCAATTCAAAGGCGACACAGGCGCGGCGGGCGCAAACGGCAAGAACGCTTACGTCCATGTCAAATATGCCAATAGCCTCACGACAAACGATTGGTCGGCCAACAACGGCGAGACCCCAAGCAAGTACATCGGCGTTTACTGCGACAACAGCCCCGCCGATCAGCTCGTTTGGAGCCTGTATCAGTGGAGCAAGTGGCAGGGAGAGGACGGCTTCGGTTATGAGTATATCTATAAGCGCACAACGGCCAACACAGCCCCCGACCTCCCGACAGCTTCGAGCAACACAGACGGATATGTGCCGTCGGGGTGGAACGCGGACCCGCTCGACGTGTCGGCGGCTTATCCGTATTGTTGGGTGGCCTATCGAATGAAAGTCAGCGGAACGTGGAGCGCGTGGAAAGGTTCGGGAGTAACGAGCGGCAAGGCCGCGTTGTGGGCTAAATTTGGAGCCGACGGGCAGGACGGCACAGACGGCCGATATACGGAGTTGCGCTTCGCTACCAACGGCTCGACCACAACCCCGCCCGCGCTGAACAAATCGTCGCTCAATCCCACGGGGTGGTCTATCAATATGCCGACCGTGTCAAAGGGCTATTTCCTGTGGATGACTCGCGCCGTCAAGTCGGGCAACGGGGCTACGCTCATATCTCAATGGTCAACCCCCGTGCGCCTAACAGCCGCCGACGGTAAAAACGGCACAAATGCCCCCAGCCCTGTTGTCGTTTATCGTGGGGTGTATGATAGCTCCAAGACCTATTACGGCAACCAATACCGTTTGGACGCTGTGAAACACCCCTCCAATAATGAGTGGTACATCGCCCGTGTGGATGCAGGGACATTCAGCTCGCCCGCGCCGCCCGACACCTCGAAGTGGAACCCGTTTGGGGCTAACTTTGAGAGCGTTGCCACGAACCTGTTGTTGGCCGAGGGCGCGAACATCGGCGATTGGTGCATACAGAACGGCAAAATAGTGTCAACGCTCGAAAGCCAAGCCAGTAAAATCATCCTCGACGCGGTTGCTCGGCGCATTCTGATTGAATCCCTGTCCCCCTCGTACAGCTATCAAATGGACGCGCTCCAAAAGGCGACCATTGAGCTTAACGCGGGAACGGGCATTGTGGAAGCCCGCGACCCTGTCAACTATTGGACTTCCTATATGTCCCCGACGGGCATATTCGCTAACAGGGCGGGTACACAATGCGTGTCGGCTGCGACAGGTTTCGACCAACGTGCTTCAATAGTCGGCCTCGGGTTCGGCAACCTCAATAAATCGTCGTGGTCGTTCGATAAGGACAGCAACCTAATCGCGGGAGTGTACGGTAACGCCTCAAACAGCGGCACCGCCCCGTCCTATGGCGGCTATTTCTATAACCTCCGTGCCAACGGCCTTATACTGAACACCAAGTATATCACAGAGACACCGACCTATCTTACCGACACACAGACATTCGTTGTGGGCTTCAGCTCCTCGCGTATGAACGTGTATCTGCCCGCCGCCGCCCGCGAGGGACAGACAATATTCGTGAAACAATGGTGGAGCGGGTCAATGCGCTTCTATCCCCGAAGCGGGCAGAAAATCTATGACGACACCTCGGAGAATGAATATTACGACTTCGGCCAAGGACAGGGCGGCATGTTCACGTTTATTCGCGCCCGCATAGGCAGCGAGAATGTCGAGGTGTGGATGGTAAGCAGATGGAAATACTAAACGCATAACAATTATGACAGAATACGGATTTATGGAGGGGTCTTACCTCCGTTCAAGAATATTGGAGCCATACACGGAAATTCGGGTCAACGAACACGGCGATCAATACACGGCCACAATCAGCGTGGCCGAACAGGCTCGCGGGCTATCCAAGGAGTGGAAGCCTGTTGACCCGATAGACGAGGCTCAAATGGTGTCGGACGATGAAAACTATATCATCGTCCCGCACCCGTATGACGCGGGCGACCATATCGCGTACAGGTATGAGCGCAAGCGCGATTTACAGCGTGTACGTGCTGAAATAGCGGGCTTAAAAGACAACCTCGCAGGTTCGGATTATAAGGTCGCTAAATGCTATGAGGCGAGTCTTACAGGCGGTGAAATGCCCTATGATGTCAACGCGCTTATACAGGAACGCCAAGCCGCCCGCGACCGCATAAACGAGTTGGAGGCATTATTAGTCTAAGTTTGCACCCCTGTTTACATTGTAAACATTTTTGACTATCTTTGCATTACCAATCTTAACACGCAACATGGAACAGAATACAAATTGGTGGCAGACATTCCTTGCTATCCTCGGAGGCATAGGCGGTCTTGAGTTTTTCAAGTGGTTATTCAACCGCAAGGCCAATTCACGCATAGCCCTTGCCGAAGCGGAGAGCGCGGAGTTCCACACCTTACAGGAAACGGTGCAGTTCCTCCAAACACAGCTGCAAGAAAAGGAGGAACGGTTCGCCAATCAGACCGAGCGGCTGAGGAAGACGCAGGACGACTTATTCAAGGAACGAGAGGCGCGGCACAAGGCTGAACTCGAACTGGCCTTAAAACGCTGCGATGATGATGAGTGTCCTTTCCGTCAGCCGCCAAACGCGCACACCCCGCCTAAATCGGGGCTGACCAAAGAACAATATCATTCACAAAAATTACTCCCGAACAGATGAAGATTTTAATCGACAACGGACACGGGGTAAACACAGCGGGCAAGTGTTCCCCCGACCGACGGCTGCGCGAATATGCGTGGTCGCGTGAAATAGCCCGCCGCCTCGAACAGGCTCTCTGCACCGAGGGCTACGACGCACAGCGTATAGTAACCGAGGAAACCGACATCAGCCTAACAGAGCGTTGCCGCCGCGCAAACGCCATAGCCGCAAAGGTCGGCACGGCCAACTGCATTTTCGTGAGCCTCCACAGCAACGCTGCGGGCGGCGACGGCAAATGGAAAACAGCGGGTGGGTGGTGCGTCTATACATCGCCTGGCAAAACAAAGGCCGACAGTCTCGCCACATCGCTGTGGAACGCGGCCAACATAGTATTGAAGCCCTACGCCGACAGGTTCCACGTCTTACAGGCGCAGGGGGCTTATGACAGCCGACAGGTGCCGTTCCGCGCTGATTGGTCTGACGGCGACCCCGACTATGAAGCTCGCTTTACCGTCCTCACGGGAACACGCTGCCCCGCCGTGCTGACCGAGAGCCTTTTCCAAGACAATAAATCGGACGTGGACTTCCTGTTATCCGAGGAGGGTAAACAGGCTATCGTCAAGCTCCACGCCGAGGGTATCAAAAACTATATCAATGCGGCCAAATGAAACATATCATCACACTAATAACAGGGGCGGCTCTTACCCTCCTGTTATTCGGTTGCGCGACATCACGAAAGGCCGCGCCCGTTACAGAACAGACAACCGAGGTACACGACAGCGTCCGCGTCGAATACCGAGAGCGCGTAGTTTTCGTCCCCGATACCCTGTTTGTGGAGATCCCCGCGCAGACAGCGGAGAGGGAAACCCGCGACAGCGTATCAGTCCTCGAAAATGATTTTGCCAAGAGCATAGCCCGCGTAACCGCCGACGGCTTCCTGTATCATAACCTCGAAACCAAGCCACAGGAGATTGCCGCCCCGTATGAGAAGCCCGTCGTGGAAAAGGAAACCACGGAGAGCCACGTCGCCGACAAAGCCGAGGCCAAGAAGATAACCAAGACCGTCTATGTCGCCCGCGACTATACATGGTGGGACAGAACGCGATTTTACGGCTTTTACGCCGCGATAATTTTTTTGATTATAACTTACCGCAGAAATTTATTGAACGCGGCACTGCGCGTTTTTCGCAAAAAATAACTAACTTTGTCGGGGAAGCCCCCGCAAGGGCATGAAAGAGGGGTCGAAATACCCCTCTTTTTGCATTTTTGTTGTTATTTTGTTACTCGCCGACAGGTAACAGCCACGCAACACCTCTGTAATCCAATGAGTATCAACATACTGCCGAAGTTTTTGCGTGGGAAAATAACATTATGCATCGGGAAGTAGCTCGACGCGACACCGCAAAAACACCGATCGTTTTACCACAAAAACACCGATTAACTTGCGTATGCCATTGGCAACCATTAAACATTAACGAAATGAGAAATAAAATCACACGACTATACTATCGTG